TTTCAAGCACTGTTGACGAAATTTCAGGTAGTCTTGTAGATGTTTCAAGCACTGTTGACGAAATTTCAGGTAGTCTTGTAGATGTTTCAAGCACTGTTGACGAAATTTCAGGTAGTCTTGTAGATGTTTCAAGCACTGTTGACGAAATTTCAGGTAGTCTTGTCTATATAGATGACTTTGTAATGGGTAATACAGAATTTAAATATCCTTATGTAGCCGGAAGTACAGTACCAGTAAGTGACCCGTCTTTTTCGCTGTCAACCGAGGATATTTTCGGAGACCCAACCATAAATTTTATGGGGGTAGTGTGCTCTCTATCAGGAAGCCCTGTTGCTAACCATTGTATGTCAACAGCTACTATATCTGGCAGTATTGTAACTATAAATCAATGGAGATTTGATACTGGAAGTTTCGTAGCGTCTGCTTCAGCAAGTGATTTTGCAAGCATTGCTTTCGTCGCATATGGCGTTGGTTCAGGCCGCGTACCCCCCTCCGCCTAAACTAATAATTAGAAGCCGGTTAAAACCCGGCTTCTTTTTTTAAATAAAAACAAAATAAAATGGAGATTTTAAATGCTAGAAAATAAAGTTAAGTTGCAATTACAGGTTCCCGAAATTGTCACTATCGAATATGGGGATGCAAAAATAGAAGTTTTACCATATATGGATTTGGCGCAGCAAGTTGTTCTTATCAACGCATATATAAATGATTACTTCGGGAAAATAGAGGGTGAGCCTTTTGTCCCTTATTCGGAATATCATTATATAGAAGCAGAAACAAAACTTATATATTATTTGTTCCAAACCCATACTAACATTGATGTTTTAGATAAAGATTTTGACCAAAATATTTTGGCAGATGAGCGCCTCACAAGGACAATAACTAGCATGATTGTAAACTACGATGATTTTAAATTTAAACTGAATACAATTATTAAAGAGATGAAAGAGCAAATGGTTATGGCAACAGGAGCCGGGGCTGTCTTAAAAGGCATTGCTGATAAAATATCCCAAATATTGGATAGTATACCCGAGATGAACCCGGAAGACATTGAAAGACTTCAAAAAGAAGGCTCGGAAATGTTAGAAAGATTAGAAAAGTCATCTGTTTTATCTAATAAAAAAGATATAGAGGAAGAATCTCCGGAGTAAATATGATAGGTAAACTTAAACGTTCTTTAAAAGAGCGTTGCCCTGAATGCGGCTCAATTCTACAAGTGAGGGCAAGAGAAGTTTTAAAGATTGAAAAAGGCGTTGAATTTTATGTTTATGAAGATTATATCGCTTGCTCCAATAGAAATTGTGAGTATGAAAAAGAAATAGATAAAAAATCCGGGAGGAAGCATATTAATCCTTCTTGATGAAAGGAAATATAGTATGGGAGAAAATCAAGAGGAGAACTTTAATTATGAAAATTTAAAAGCAAAGGTTAAAGCTGATTTTCAAAAAAGATATTGTGATGGTACATCATCTGACGCGGGAAAACTTGCATTACAAACAACAGCAGATATTGCTACAATAGAAAGAGATATGGCGATTAACGCGACGCCACATATATTAAATCAGCTAATTAATAACCCGTGGATTGAGTTACTTGATAGAAGACAATCTGTTACTGTCGGTGATAAAAAAACATTCAAATATGTGTCAAGTTTTGCATCTTTCAACCCGGGTGAGGGACGTAATATACCCGTGGGTAATCTTAGAGATGCCGGGAGATACGGGAAATTTTTTGAAAATATTTTCTTTGGCGGTGGAGCCGATAATCTTTCAATACCAGACTATCTAGGAATGGCAAACGATGCCCCTCCTAATAGTACAGGAGAAGGAACAGAATATCTAAGAAAAGTATGGGTAGAAGTGAAGTCAAAAGTTTTAAAAGAAGGTGAGTCATTAAGAGGAAAGAGTGTTTCTCACTCAAAACATAATACTATATTAGATACTATTAATAATCTCAATAAGCAAAGTCAAAAAGAAGGGGATGCTGCAATCTTAGAACTTCAAAATAGAATTAAATATGAAATACTGAAGGGCTATGCCGAAAAAACACCTAATCTTTTAATTGCGGGGGTTCAAAAAAGACCTTATCAAGATATTGACCCCCAAAAGGGAGGGTGGAGTTTCCTTACAAAGGATGGATGGCAAACTTTAAATAGCCCAAAATATGCCTTTTATTTTAGTGTTTTAGAATATTTTGCAAGACTTATAATTGACCAATTAATTTTGCTTATAGATGAAGAGATTGTCATAACAAAAAAGATACTCCGTTCTTTTGATAGAAATGTTATAGAGGTAAAGACCGATAAAAAAGGGCTAATAACTTCTTTTGCTGTAAGTATTAAAATGGCATCACTGCCAAGCAAATTAAGCAAAGGTAACATATCTGAAAAAGTCAGAGAAAAACGAAGAATTTTATATAAAGACCAAATTGTATTATTTGATGCAACAAAAGATATAGAAATTGCTAGAGAATATTTTAAAAAATTATTAAATATATATAACAAGCAAAACGATAAAAGAACAACCGCAGAAATATACAATCTTGATAAAGAAACCGAATTTAAAATTTAAGAATAAAATACAACCAGAAATAATGTATAAAAAAGGAGTTTTTATGGAAGGATTTTGGACAACCGCCCTTGGCGGCGCATTAGGCAATGTTTTAAGTGCACTTTTAGGAATTGTGGTAACCGGTGTTACAACAATGGGTGGTTTCTATATCAGCAAGCTTTCTAAAAAACTTAAAATGGACAGCCTAGAAAAAGAAATATTTCGTTTTGTTAGATGGGCTGAACAGGCTCCAAGATTTGCTTTATCTGATGGGCAAGCTAAATTATATACTGTTCTCGAAAACGCCAGACTATACGCAAAAGAAAACAATATCAGTATAACGGATGAGCGCCTTGATATTATGGTTGAGGCGGCAGTTAAAGTTATGAAAGAGGCTGAAAATCCAATCTGGCACTCAAAAGATGAAGTAAAAGAACAAATAAAGGAAGAAATAAAAGAAGAGGCATTAGAAGAATGCTCGGATAAACCATTGGGTGTATTGAAACCCGAAGAAAAGCAACCCGGAGTTGAGGAAAAAATCCTAGCTGTGGGATAATTTTTAATAAAAGGAGATTTATAATATGATAGTTCCTATTTGGAAAAATAAGCAGGTTTGGTTAGCCGTTTTAGCAGTTGTGCAATCTTTAGTTTTACATTATCTCGCTGTTCCATCAGAGATTTGGCAATCAATTGATGCGTTAATTGTTGTATTAATTGGTGCTCTAACTGTCGAACAGGTTGCGACTATTAAAGCAGAATCCTATAAGGATGCTGCAAGAACGTATTCTAAAGCCGCAAGAGAGACTCTTGTTGAGCTAAGAAAAATGGAAAAGTAATATTTAAGCAAAAGGAAGCCCCCAAAAGGGGCTTCCTTTTTTAGGAGTAAAATAATGAAAAAATATATATATGCATTAGATTTATCCTTAAATTCAACAGGTATTTGTATTTTTACCGATGATGGTAAGTTTGTAGAGACTTTAACCATAGACACACATAGCGAAAAAGAAACAAAGCTGAAACTAAAACAAATCGGTAGTGATTTCATAAAATTGATTAATACTTACCCGCCTAGTAAAATTATTATAGAGCAAGGATTTACAAGATTTAACGCAAGTACACAGGCAATTTTCCGTGTGCATGGACTCGTAAATTACTTGTTTTGTAACTATGAACAGATTTATTACCCCGCCACTATCGTTAAAAAAACAATTGGCGGAAAAGGTAATATGAAAAAAGAAGAACTTCAAAAGGTAATACTAGAAAAATATCCAAAGTTAAAATTTGAAAATTTTGATGAATCAGATGCTTTTGCTGTTGGCCTCACATACTTTATAAAAGAGGGAATAGTAATATAAAAGGAGAAATATAAATGCCAAGAAAAACATATCGAAAAATTATTACATCGGAAGAGCTAACAAAGCAAATTAACCCTGAAAATATCAAGTTAATGGATAAATTTCTAAAAGAAAAATCTATAAGAACAAGCGCTAAAACTATTGTTGTATACGAGAGTAATTTGATAATGTTTTTTACATGGAATTTATTAAACAACAGCAATAAACATTTTACCGAGATAAAAAAAATAGAATTTGCTGATTTTTTCTCTTATGCAACAGATGAATTGCAAATGGGTTCTTCGAGATTAAACAATATGAGAAGCACCCTTTCCTCTCTTTCTAATTTCATAGAAAAATTTTTTGATGAAGATTATCCTAATTTTCGCAACGTTATACTAAAAGTTATAGAATCTTCTCCGAAAGAGCTTAGACGAGAGAAAACTATTTTGACAGATGAGCAAATTGAAAATCTTTTGGAATATTTAAGCGACAAGAATAAGCAACAAGCTTGCTGGTTAGCACTTGCCGTAACAAGCGGGGCAAGGTTCTCAGAGCTTCTAAATTTTGAAGTAGACCTTATTGACGAAAATAAAACCGCCTTTGGAGATTTATTCCTCGAAACCGTGAGACAGATAAAAACAAAAGGAAGAGGTAAATCAGGAAAACTTTTATACAAGTATATACTAAAAGATAAATTCCTACCATTTTATAATAACTGGCTTTTAGAAAGAAAAGATATATTAGAAAAAAATAAAATAGAGCATAACTATCTTTTTATAAAAGATGATGGTAGCAGAGCTACTGATTCTACAATAAGAACTTGGGTAGCGGAATTCGAAAACTATTTAAAAGTACCCTTTTATACACACGCTGTACGCCATTATTTTGTAACTTTGCTATCTAGAAAAAACATACCCTACCATCTAATACAGGCTATTGTGGGGTGGGAAGATAGTTCAATGGTAGAAATTTATAACGACCAGACAATAGGAGAAAAAAGTTTTCCTGAATTAGAAAATTTAAGAAATTTATAGTAACATAAAGCCTCTTTGAGGGCTTTAAAGGAGGTTTTATGGCTGATTTTGATTTTAATTATACAGTTGGTTTTACTGGTGATTTTGGAGATATCCAAAAAAAGATAAAAGTATTAACCGATGGAATAAAGCCCATTGATTTAAAAGCAGAATTTCCTAATTTAGATACTGGAAATGCTCAAAAAGCTATTGACGAAATAGGTAAAAGCGGGACAATAAAATCCCTTTCTCTTGAGACGAAATCGTTTACAGACGCTATGGGAAATTTGCACGAAGAAATAGTAAAAGTAAGCGGCTCATACCAAACTCTGCAAGGGCATACAGTACGCTTTTCCCAAGCTATACCGAACGCAATTACAGGATTAGAGAAACAATCAAAAACATACGAGCATATGATAAAAAAGGCGGATGAGTGGTCTACCCGTGCTGAAACAATGGGGGAAAAAGACAAAACCGCCATACAGGGAACCTCTGCCGCATTAAAAGAAAATATAGCAAAATGGGAAGTTTTAAAAGGAAAATACGGGCAAGCAAGCCCGGAAGCTAGAAAAGTACAAGAAGAAATAGACAGGCTTAATAAAGAGCTTGATAAAAATATAGCAGCATCAAAAAGAAGTGCCGTTGCGACCCAAAGTTGGGGAGATAGAATGGCGGCCGCTATAAAGCAAACTGTCACATATACCCTCAGTATCGGGATGGTTCGTAAAGCACAGCAGGAGCTAAACAAAGCTATTCAATTTGCCATACAACTGAATACTGAAATGACTAAGATTCAGGTGCTTCAAGCCGAAGGAGCTCAAACACCGGAAGAAATTAATGAATTAGCTCAGTCATTTAACAGCTTAGCAAAAGAAATGGGTACAACTACCATTGCTATTGCAGAAGGTAGTGTTGAATGGTTGCGACAGGGTAAAACAGTACAAGAAACTCAAGAACTGCTGAGAGCTTCCACAATGCTTTCAAAGCTTGGTGCTCTTAGTGCCGCCGAAGCAACCGAATATCTTACATCAACCCTTAACTCCTATGGTATGGCGGCAGAAGAAGCGGTATCTATTGTTGATAAGCTTGTTCAGGTAGATAATATTTCAGCTACAAGTACAAAAGAGTTAGCCACCGCTTTAAGATATTCTGCGGCAACCGCTAAAGAAGCAGGGGTAGAGCTAGAACAACTCGTGTCCTATATTGCTGTCGTTTCATCTACAACCAGACAGAATGCTGAATCAATCGGTCAGGGTATGAAAACTATGTTTACCCGCATGCAGGATATTAAAGCGGGCGCGATTGACGAAGACGGGTTGGGATTAAATAATGTAGAAAGTGCTTTAGCGCGTGTTAATATTGCATTAAGAGATACCCCTACAAGCTTTAGAGACATGAGCGCGGTTCTCGAAGATGTCGCCGCTAAATGGTCTACTTTAAATGACATAGAGCAAGCTAATATTGCTAAAGCCATTGCTGGCGTAAGACAACAAAACCTCTTCATGGTTTTGATGCAAAACATGGGAAAAGCTCTGGAATATCAGAATGAGCAATTTAACGCCAACGGGGTTGCCCTTGACCGTTACGGGATTTATCTCGATAGTATTGAAGCCAAACAACAAACATTTAAAGCCACCTTGGAAGAGCTTTATATGAATTTAGATTTGCAGAATATAATAAAAGGCTTAATAGATATAGGAACAGGCTTTCTTAAAATGATAGACGGGTTAGGCGGTGTGGTAAAGGCAATAAGTACTCTTATTGGTATTTACGGAGCTCTTTTAATTATTAAAAAAAAGGATGCTCTAATAACTGCCTTTAACACACTTCTATATCATAAGCAGGTATTATCATTATCTAGAAATACACTCGAAACTCTTAACTATGTAAAAGCTTTAGTTTTAGAAACATTTGCTAAAAAGAAATCTGCTAGTGCATCTAAAGCTCTGACAGCCGCAAATGCTTTACTTGGAAACCCTCTTGCTATATTGGCTGTTACCTTGACTGCTATTATAGGACTATGGCAAGCTTTTGGGACAAGTGCTAAAAAAGCAGCCGAGGCGATGTCTCAAGGAAGGCAATCTCTCGATGATTATAATTCTTCAATATCTGGATTAAAAAATACTTATAAAAAAAATATTGAATTAGTAAAAGAATATCAGGATTTAGTAGCCAAGAAATCCTTAAAAGGATTAGATACATCAGAAGAGGAACGAGTCTTAGAAATTAATGAACAAATACTCGACTTATATCCTATTTTAAATACTTATAAGGAAGAAGAATTATCTACATTATTAAAAAATAAAGATGTACAAGAACAGCTCTTAAAAATTGAGGAAGCAAGGTATAGACTTGAACAAAAAAAATCTTTTGAGGAAAATAAAAAAAATATAAAAGCTGGTCTCGAAAGCTATGTTAAGGACTATAAAAAAGCTTTCGCAGAAATAGATTTCTATAAACAATCTAGGTTAAGGACAGAAGGAGATGATTCTCTGTCTCCTTTTGATAAAAATAAAATATTACAAGACTTTGATGATGCAATAGAAAAAGAAGAAGACAAGATTTTAGATTTCTACATTTATTATAAAGATATAGACGAATATACAAGAAGCTTGTTGGCAAAGGAATATCCTATTTTTTGGGAAGATTGGTCAAAATCGGCGGAAGCAGCTATAGATTATGTAGAAAGTAAAATGAAAGAGGTACTTCCTAGCGAACAGGGGTATCAGGTAACTGAATACAAAAAAGATGAAGACTTTGAGCAACCAATGGGCACAAAAGGTCTCCTTACAGAAACACAAAAAATAATAGATGATTTAGAAAAAATTAATAGTATAAGAGAAAAACTTGCAAATACCGGGATAATATCATATGAAGAATTAGAGTTATTAATTAAAGCCGGGGAAAAATATTCAATTCAAGCAGATAGCTTACTAGAAATAACTAACTCAACCGAAGATTATGTTGATATTCTTATAGATGCCGTTGCTGAATCTGAAAATATGAATGATGTTCAAAAAGAAATTATGAGGCAATGGGTATTAAGCGCCGAAGCAACAAGAAAGGCGGAAGAAGCTAACAGAGCTCATTCAGATTCTCTAAAACAAGCTTCAAGCCAAATAGGTGTTCTTACTAACGCATTAAAAGAGCAAGCAAGCACGGGGCATATAAGCAACCAAACATATATTGACCTTATTGCTTCGAATAATAACCTTCGGGGGGCTATAGATGGCACGTCGGGGGCATATACAATTAATATAGAAAAAGCAAGGGATGTCGCATATGCTACAATGTATGCCGCTATGGCAGCCGCGGGGCTTGGACCAGCGGCAGAAGCAGCGGGACAAGGCTTATACTCTATGGCATTAGATGCTATAATTGCCTCTTCGGCAATTGATGAAGTTAAACAAGATATGATAGACCTTCTCAAAATATTTGAGGCGTTTGACAGCCAGATAAAATTTCCCTCTTACGGAGGAGGAGGTGGTTCCAGTGGACCTTCAGCCGAAGAGCAAGCTATCAACGCGGAAATAAAAGCACTTGAGAAGAAGAAAAAAGAAATCCAAAAAGCCGCAGAAAAGCGTATAAAAGCTCTTGAAAAAGAAAAGAAAGCTATTGAAGAGGCTAGAGATGCAGAAGTTGAGCGCCTTGAAGAAATCATAGAAGGCTATGAGGAAGAGATAGATTTACTTGAAAAGAAAAAAGATGCTTTCAATGAACTCATTGATAAGCAAAAAGAATCTCTTGAAATAGCTAAAGATGCAGACGATTTTGCAAGAGACCAAGCTAAAAAAGCAACTGAACTATCTACTCTTAGAACACAAATTGCAAATATCTCCCTTGATACAAGCGAAGAAGGTATTGCGCGTAGATTAGAGCTCGAGCAAGAAGCCAGCGAACTTGAAGAAGAAATTGCAGAAGATTCTGCTGAAAGAAAATATGACCTTCAAATAGATGCTCTCGATAGAATGGCTGAAGCTTTTGAAGAAGCGACTGATAGACAAATTGAAGCAATCGAACTCCAAATCGAAGCAATTGAAAAACAAATTGAGGCAGTTGAAGACCTTGCTGAAGCTCAAATAGAAGCTATCGAAAAACAAATTGAGGCAATAAGAGAAGAGACAGACGCTTTAATTGAAGCAATAGATGAGCAAATTGAAGCTTTAAGAGAACAGCTAGATGCTCTGAGAGAAAGCGGGGAAAGCTCTGCCAAAGGTATTAGTGAAGGTTTCGGGGGTGTAGAAAAGTCCATTGCGGAACTTCGAAAAGAATTAGCAAAGTACGGTATCGATTTATCAAAAATTTCAGACAGTGAGATAAAGAGATTATCCAAGCTAACAGGGGCGTGGGGAGAGGTAAAACACGCTATAAGAGAGGCTAGAGAAGAGGCTTTAAAATTATTGGACTATAAACAAGTTCTACCCGGCGGGCTTCTTGGTCAGTATACCGATGAGCCCATCCCCGCTGAAAAACATGAAGGGGGAATTATCGAGTCCCATCATTCCGGTAATTTTGCAGGTAACCTTAAAAGTAATGAAGTCTTTGCAAAACTCCTAAAAGGGGAATATGTCGCTACTGAAAATCAGATGGACAACTTCTTGAAGCAGGTTTTCCCAAAACTTGCAACCCATCCTGATATTAGGAACATAAGCAATAGCAATCAATCTGTCGGGGATATACATGTAAACATGCCAATTACGGTTCAAGGAAACATGGATTCGAGTGTAATCCCGCAAATTGACCAAATATCAAAACGAGTTATCGACGATATTAACAAAGCTCTTGTAGCACGCGGGCATATTCGAAACTCTAATATAACAATATCATAGCAGTATGACTACTGAAAGGAAATAAAAATGACATTTTATGCCAGTTATTTTACATATAATGGGGTAGTTAGCTCCGACTATGGTTTAAGAATAAATTCTATGGACAGCCCCGGGGTAAATAGATATGCCGGGGCTAGTGTTGAATTAAAGACACAAAAAGTATATAGAAATCCAAAACCATACTTATTTGGGGTTGAAGAAACACCCGTTTTAACCATACCGATAACAATCACTGTTTCAAGCGAATTAGATTCAACACAGTCATCTTCTATTTCCAAATGGCTTTTTGGTCAAACTGGTTATAAGAAACTCCAAATACTTCAGCCGGATATGATGTATGTTTATTTCAACTGCATTTTTAATCAGCCGCAAATTATAAAAGTTGGCGGTACAATAAGGGGTTATACAGCAAATATAATTTGTGATAGTCCTTTTGCTTGGTCTTATCAAGAGATATCAGAATTTCCTTTTGGACTAGGAAAGTATTTAATAGACCAAGATATAGTACTTAACAATCTATCAGATAGTGCTGATTATTATTATCCGAATATGGAAATAAAAATGAACAAATTTACGGGGGGATTAACTTTAACAAATTACTCTGATAATAATAGAGTTTTTTCCCTTTCAGATTTGGCTGCCGGTGAATTAATAAGAATAAAAGGGGATTCAAAAATAATAACTTCCAGCTATAGGGATTATCCAATCGAAAATATGGAAGATGGTGGCTATAAGTGGTTTAGATATATACCCGGCAAAAATAATGTAAGAGTTTATGGAAACGTAGAGTATATAAGGTTTATACATAACTTTCCTAAAAAAATAATGTAAAGGAGGCTCAATGAAACAAATATTTGATTATTTTAACAAAAAAGAGACTCCTGATATAATCTTAGCAAACCCTTATTTAAAGGATATCGCCCCACTTAATGCTTGCTTTAACTTAGAAAATACTTTGAGGTATAATGCAATAAGCGAATTATCTTTTGATTTTCCAGAATCATTAGATAATGGAAAAACAATTTTACCTTCTTATGATAAAATAAAAAATAAGATGGTTGTCAAAGTTATGGGAATTGGGAACTATATCATAAATAGCTGCCCGGAAGATACAAGCGGGGGAGTGGCTGTTAAACACGTCAACTGCCAATCTTTAGAATCAGAGTTGCTTTATAGGAAAACTATAGGTATATCCGGAACATTTAATTTTTACGAAGAAGGAATGGAAGGGACGATAATAGATATACTAAAAGAGAAAATTCCCGGTTGGTTTTTTGGCTATATAGACCCTAGCCTTGAAAATATATACAGAACATTCGAGGCAAAAGATACTAACATATACAATTTTATGACAGATGATTTAAGCAAAGCCTATGGGTGTTTTTTCATATTTGATACTATAAATAAAAATATATCTGTATATGCTATAGGCAATGTCGGTCAACAAACAAACATATTTTTCAATTTTAATAATATAAGTAAGGATATAAAATTAGAAGAGTTTTCAGATGAACTTGCAACAAAATTATATTGCTACGGAGGAGGGGGCTTAGGGATATATTCTGTTAACCCGCTTGGCGGAAATGCAATCTATAACTTCAGCTATTTTAAAGGTAAGAACGAGTGGATGGATGAAGACCTAGAAGATGCCGTAAATGGATGGGAAACAAAAGTTGAGGGAAGCCAATATGATTATGCTAATTATAGCCTTCAGAGAAATGAGCTCTTAACAGAAGCCGCATCCCAAGAGATTACATTAAGTGAATCAAAAAATGTCCTAGAAGCGCTGAAGACGGTATATGTTAATATGCTTGCTGCAGAAGAAGGAACTTTTTCGGGGTCTGAAATAGGACTTTCTTATTTAGATTTTAGAAATCAACGTGTTGCAGTGGAAGAAGGGGCTAAAGTTTTAGCGATTTTGCAAGAAGATATTGACAATTTAAATGCTACTATTACAGAGATTGTTTATAGTTTGAAATTTACAGAAAAAGAAGTATGGAGTTCTTTCTTCTCTTCTTTCGGAGACCCTAGATTAGGAATAAGACACCAAATTTCAGATATATTAGCCAGTTGGAAATCAATTTATTACGAAACGGCATCTGCATTAGGCTTTGACAGAGTTCAACTAGATGCATCATCAACGCTGATATCTAGTATTTCTGAAGAAATTAAAGATAAGATGGGAGACCTCTACGTCAAGCTGTATACAATAGATTTACCACCCATTGAATCTTTTTCAATAACAGAGCAAGAAATAGATAAAGTACAGGGTATGATATACGAGCTAATAAATTCTTTGGAAAATATTTACAATATATTCTCAGGTTTGATAGCAAATACGGAAATTACAATTTCTCTTAGAACAAATATAATAAAACTAAGAAATTATATAGGAATTATAGGCTCTTATACAGAAAATTTTACAAGAAATCAATTTCTAAATTTACAAACACTCATGTATGAAAATACTTATGTTAACGAAAATATAACTATTAACACGCTTATGAGTGAAAAAGAGGTACAGGCAAGGGCACAATATTTATATGACCAATCCCTTACCGTTATGGAAAGAGTTAGCCAACCTAGATATGAGTTTAGCGGAAATTTTGTAAATTTCTTATTTTTGCCAGAATATGCTCATTTTATAGATGAATTAGAACTTGGAAAAACAATTAGAATAGAAATGGGGAACGGAGAAGTTGTATCCGCCGCATTGCTCGAAATACAATATAAATATGAAAATCCTCAAGACTCTAGTTTCGTACTGAGCAACAGAATAAAATTAAATTCAAGCAACTTTAAGTTTGCAGATATGTTTATAGCCAGCACAAAAGGAGGAGGAACTGTTTCGGGTATAACAGCCGGTGAAGCTGTATCTACTACATCTGCTACTAGTATGGGGGAACCTGTTACCCCTCAAAATATATTTAATGATGCTCATTCTATAATAAGCGCTCTAGGATATATATCATTTGGCATAACTCCCCCGGAAAGTTACGGAAATAATCAGGGTGTTTGGTTAGGATGGGATGGACAGGCGAGGGTTTCTCTCTACTCCGGGGATAATGATTATTTTCAATGGGACGGTACTAGACTGCTAGTAAAAGCAAGAAACTTTACCCTCGACCAAAATGGTAATATAACAGCGACAAGCGCAAATCTAAGCGGTAAAATAACGGCATTAACTGGCTCAATAGGCGGTTGGGAAATAGACGATGATTCTATATCTTCCGACCAAATATGGCTTAAAAGTTATGACCCTCTAAATCAAGATAGCAGCCCTTATATAAAACTTGGTAATGCCCAAGATTTTATGAGTGGATGTGGTGTATTCTTAGGAAAAAGTGACGGAGTTTACAAGCTTCATATTGGGGACCCCCTCGGGGGGGTAATTTCTTGGAGCGGTACAACTCTCGCTACAGGTGGATGGGAAACAGTAGAGACCGGCTTCACAATAGGAAGTGGAGATAATACAGTAACACTTTCGAGTGCTGGGGGTGTGATACCATCTATAAGTGCGGGTGCGGAAGATACAGCGATTGCCCCATTTAGAGTTTACCCAAACGGCGATTTATTTGCTTCTAATGCTAACATATCTGGCTCTGTGACAGCAACATCCGGCTCAATAGGGGGATGGATAATAGATGAATTAACCATTCACGACACTTCTGGGAGCACGGGATTATCAAGTAGCTCTACCCTTTCAAGAAATGTACGTTTCTGGGCAGGTGGAACAGACCCCAGTACTGCTCTATTTAGAGTATATGATGACGGCACTGTTTATGCAGAAAATGCTGAAATCTCAGGGTCTGTGACAGCGACGGATATACAGGCAACAGAAGGAACAATCGGGGGATGGATAATAGAAGATACAGAATTATTTTCATATGACCCTACTGATGGCTATTATGTTGGAATGAATAGTGATGTACAAAGTGGACCGGCTTTTTATGCAGGTGCATTGAATGCAACGTATTTAATATTTCCGGAAAATTATTTTCCGGATGATTATTGGGATGAAGATTATATAACAGCCGCTGTTGTAGCTGACTCAAACACAGCTCCCTTCAGGGTTTATGTTGATGGTTCCTTAGTAGCCAGCAGCGCAAGTATAACCGGCACTATAAACGCTCTTTCAGGTAATATCGGGGGATGGATAATTAATTCGAACACAATAGAATCCCCAAGCGGGGGAATAGCCTTAAACTCTAATACATCAGAGATAATAGTTGGAAATGAAACAAACGCAATTATAATTGATGGAACAGATATAGATATTCATTCCGCTAATTACGCAAGTGGAACAAGCGGTTTTTCTATGAGCGGTAATACGGGAAATGCTGAATTTAATAATATCGTGGCAAGAGGGGAAATACGCACATCCGTGTTCTCTTACGATGAAGTCACCTCTACAGCAGGTTCTTTGGGAGTGTTCAAATCAGCCGGAATATTAATGAATGATGTAACCATAGCCAGCACTTTTAGCATAGATATAGAAGACCCAAAGGCTATGACAGTAAAAGCACCAATTTTTGAAATTGATGATATTATAGAAATGAAGGGGGTAACAGGTCAAGCACCTGTTGTTGCCTCTGATACATGGGCTATCATAACAGGATACACATCAAATGCGGGTTATTATACATACCAATGCACCTTACAAAGTGGGTCTGTAGGCGTAGTCTATCTTGCAGGTCAATCGGTTATTGATTATGGTGATGGTGCAGAGGGATTTTTAATCATGACATCCGGATGTGGAGCGGATGGGCCACACTACTCTGTCAAAACAAGCGGTAGTGAACCTTGGGGCGAGAACGAGCTATCAACAATGCAAGAGCATGTTCGCTTAGGAAATCTCGCGGGATTTCTTGGTTTTTCTCCTGATGAAAATACGTATGGAATAGGTATAGGAACAGCATTAGGAAATCATCTTAGTTATGATACAAGTAGTAGCCAGTTAAAAATAAAGGGTTCTATAATAATAGAAGGCGGTGATGACACATCTATTCCGTGGGATTCTATAACTGATGTGCCCGATTTAGGAAGTGGACCTACAATTTTTTATGGTGAAGTAGAAGATTTTACAGAAATTAGCCCTCCTATCTCATTTGTTGTTGATATGGGCGATATATTGATAAGCGAATCTTCTGGCTTTTTTTATAAAGCTATTTTTATATCAGGGAGTGTTGTCACTTGGGAACAAATAGAAAATTCTACCGTAGTAAATAGTGCATTAGAAATAACCAATATCCTCAATAACCTTTCTATACTAGAAAGTAAAACTATATCTAAAATATCAACTAATTATTCCAATTCTATACCAAATGACTATTCAACAGGTTGGCCGGGAGATGATGACCAAATATGTATATATTCAGCAAGCTCTATTATAAATCCAAATGATGAAGGAATATATATAACAGGGTCACAGGTAGGAGACTTTTTTGAATCAGCGGAGTTAAAATTCAGATATTTTACTAGTGGATGCCCTTGGGAGATAATACCCGTTCCGGAAGGCGAAATAGTAGACCAAAAGATATATGAAGTTCCGGGGGATATAAGAAACAGAGTCGGGGATTTATGGTATGATACATCGGTTAATATATTATATATGTATAATATTGTATCTAGCGGTTCTTTCGAAATAAGCGGGTCTCAAGTTGATTCTTATACTTACGGCTTTACCCCTCTCAATGTAACTCAAAATGTTATTGACATGATATCTCTTGAGCCAAACATTTTTTATTCAAGCTACCCTTCTGAAAAACCATCTTCATGGAATGAAAATGATTTGTGGATAAACACAACTGGTTCTGGGGTATATATAGCCTCTGCTTCAAGCACGCTCAGTTCTGATTTATCTGTATGGAAAATAACAGACGTTGCCTCTGCTGAATTACTAAATAACCTATCAAATGAAGTTTTTTCAATGTCAGACGACGGTATAATAAGTTCTCTGGAAAAAATGCAAGCTCTGAAAGAATGGTGGGTTATTGTTGGCGAAGCTAATTGCGAGAATGTATATTCAGGGTCTCCGTTAGGAGCGATATATTCAGCGGCAAGTTCTCTTATGATAACTTTGGAATCAGGGGAGTTATATGATTCAGCTAGCGTTGCTACTGCTTCTTTCTGCGACAATTATACAAATTTATATACTTATTTAAACGGTCTGGATATTTTCAATCCAGACTCCGGTTCTATAGCTTGTGTGAGAGAAAATTGGGATTCAACATGGATTTCTTATTATAATTATAAATCAAATTTGTTAAATGTAATGACAGATATAACATCCAAAATATCAAATTGGGATTTAATAGATAAACCTTCCGGGCTTGATATATTTTCTCCTCCAGATGTAGTAGGGTTATATATTGATTCTACGCACATGGGATATTGTGAAATAGATGATTTGGGGATAGAGTGGAAAGTATATATTGATAATACCGGCTCTTTTATTCTCGGTAATCCGGATGATGATAGAGAACCGGGGATTATATGGGACAACACCTCGCTAACAATAAGGCAAGCTGACTTAATTATGACCGATTCTAACTCAAATAAAACTATAGAGATAAATCCCGGAGATGGGATAAATATATTTCCTTTTATATCGGTTGGTAGCCTTCAGCTGGAAAATGATATGTTCAATCTAGAACAAGAACAAGGAGGAGTATGGATGGGGCAAGCGGGGATAGGCGATTACCGATTTTTTGTTGGTAATAAAACCTCAAGTATATATTGGGATGACCCTGATTTATCTATACACGGAGTTACTATATCATTGGGAAACGAAAGAGATGACCCTCGGTTAAAAATAGGAATGGGGGGAGAAAATAATGAAAATCCCTTTATAGCCATGGGGGAAGAGGGTATCCCAACTTCTTATGATGATGATAAGCCCGGAATTTATATGGGAAGAAATATTGCAGAAATAAGCCAAGACCTTCTTACTGAATCAGGAGAAACTTTGGAAACGGAAGCAGGTGAAGCTCTTGTGACAGGTTACGCACAATATGTTTTCAGAGTTGGTGCTTACGGGGACAGATATCTAGCATGGTCTGGTAGTACTTTAGAGATAGAAGGTGCCGGAAGCATATCGGCAGATAACTTGACAATAGATGAATATTCCTCATTAGAGGATGTCGATATATCAGGAAGCTTAGTAATAACCGGAGATTCAGGAAGTGTAGTGATATACTCGGATGTTGATATATTTGGAAATCTGATAGCTAGTGGGAGCTCATATTTATCTGACGTTAATATATCTGGTAGTTTAATAGTTGGTGAAGTAACTTTGGGACATGCCCCAACTTCCGGCTCAAATCCGGCGACTAAAGCCTATGTAGATTCAAAAACAACGGATAGAAATAAGAATATATGGATTAGCGGTTGGAGACCAAATGTAAACACCAACGTTACTGCTTGCGGAGACCAAGAAAATTTTCAAGCTGGTACATATGGGTCTTATTCATATTTACCATTCAATACAGAAGAGGTTACCTATGCATTTTCTACAATACCAATGCCTTTAGATTTTGATTCATCTTCGTCAAGTATTCAAGCAACAGTATATTGGACCCAACCTACATCGTCTTCTGGAACCGTTATATGGGAAATAGGAATAATATCTTTTGCCGCTAATACTAGTCTAGGAACCAGCCCATCTTCTTTTGCAAGCATTTCCGCTTCTACCGGAGGCTCGGCTTTATATCTTTATAAAACAGAAAAAGCGAGCATCGATATATACGAAACCCCAGAGGCAGGTGAGCTTATTTCTTTTCACATTAGACGTTCTACAAGTGACACCCTTGATATAGATGCTTATCTTCTAGGTGTTATGATAGAATATGATATTATATAAAGGGTTGAAAATATGACAGTACAAGGTATTTACACAAAATCACTATTGCATTTTGATTCAAGTGCAACCACAGATGAAACAGGAAAAACTTGGACAAATTCTGGAGCAGAAATATCTAATACCTATCCATATGCAAGCAAATTTGGTTCCTACTGCTTAAAATTAGACACCATGAGCGATTACATAACTTGCAGTAGTAGCGATTTTAATTTTGGAACAGAAAATTGGACGATAGATTTTTGGGCTAAAATACCATATGGAATTCCCGAAATTGGAACACAAAATTTTTACCTTGCAAATTTAAATTACGATAGTACTAATAAGATACAATTTTGGTATAGGAGGTTTGATACGAGATATACCCCTACTCTTTGGATTCAGTATCAAGGAAATACATATGCATATATAGAAAATGAGCTTAGAATCAATATGCCAACAGACAGTTGGGTACATTTTGCAGGAGTAAGAAGCGGAAATACCCTGTATTTCTTTTTTAACGGAGAACTTCACGGAACCTCTAGTCTTGGGTCAGACTCCCTTGATTTCCCTAATGCTGTAATAGGGAATTGCATAGAAGCTGTAGATGAGTTCAGAATAAGTAAAGGAATAGCAAGATGGACATCTGACTTTACCCCACCCTCATCTGCTTATAGTAATCCTCCTTCTTCTTTTACAAAATCTTCCCCTTCAAATGGGACTACAAATACCAATATAAGTCAAACAATAGATTGGGGGGATTCTACAGGAGTAGGATATTATGAGTACGCTTACGGTACTTCGGCCTCTCCAACCAATTGGACGAGCTCCAACACGACATCCCAAGCAACACTATCCAATTTAAATTATAACACGAAATACTATTGGCATGCCCGAGCTGTCACAAGCGAGTGGTATACTTATTCTGATTCTCTAAGTAGCTACTGGAATTTTACAACAACACTTGGCGCTTTCTCTAAAGTATCCCCGGAAAACGAGTCTATAAAACTAAACCCAAAGGCTATAACTTTAGATTGGGGGAATTCTACAGGAGTAGAATATTATGAGTACGCTTACGGTACTTCAGCCTCTCCAACCAATTGGACGAGCTCTGAAACAGCATCTTTTGCAGACCTACCTGCTTTGGAATATAATACTATTTATTATTGGAGAGTCCGTGCTAGGAGTACAACAACAACCGTGTATGCTGATGCAAGCGAATCTTCTTGGAGTTTTAAAACAAAGCCGAGAGAGGGAGGATTTGATGCATGCTATTTGTCAGATTTTGGAATGATATAATTAAAATTAGCTTATTAAAAAGGAGTAAAAATGGCAAAAATAAGTAGCTTATATAATATTATTACATATGAAAGTGCAAACTTTGACGGAAGCGATTTAATACCAATTTCAGATGGTACTGAAAGCACCTATAATATAACTGTACTACAATTAATAGGCACCCAAGGGTGGGGATTAAGAGCAACAACTGCAAGTGGAATTGTGGCGGTAGACAGCTCATCTTCTGGAGTTATATTAACAGACGCAAATTACAGCGAATATATGGAAAATCCGTTAGGAGTCGCAGGAAACAAATTATACATAACATCCGCCTCTGTAGCACAAATAGGGGTATCAAAATTTTCAGGAGATGACTTCGACTGGAGTAGCGCTTCGGTTATTATAAAAGACAGCGGTATTAATCATGACAGTACGTCTGGTTATGACGCAAACAGGCATATAGACCATAATTTGGTTTCTATAAGTCCCGGTACGGGTCTTAGTGGCGGCGGAGCTATTACAGGAAATGTTACTTTAAATGTTGTCTCTGCCTCATCCCCTACTAACAATACTATTGCCAAGATGGATTCATACGGATATTTAAATAACATAGTAAAAGATTTGGTATATTTAAACGTATTTGATTATGGGGAAGGGATAGTAAATGGTGAGGCGATGATATTTAGACCACCAGCAGCTTACTTCTCTTCAAATAGAAAAGTAGATGCTATAGGAGCATCTATAAATCAATACAACTCGGGAAGTGCCACGATAACCCTCTCCGGAGGTGGTATATCTGAGAGTATTGATGTGACATCCTCCGGTAGCTTTGCGGATACAGGCATAACTCCTTTCGCCATAGATACAAGTGCCTCTTATCTTATTGAGGTTAGCAATGCAGATAATATTTCTGCCTCTGGGTTAGATTTCTGGTTTACCGTAATAGGGAGTTAAAATGGCTGTTATATTTATAAAGAAACCAATGAAAGCAAAATATAGTGGACCTTATCTCATACCAGCAGGGGGTTGCATTCTAATATCATCCACAGCCGGATTAGATACAGAAACATGGGAAGTAGTAAGCACCGCAAATAGCAAACTTATAAGAATAGGTACCTATGGCGCAACCGGTGGTACCGAAACACATTCTCACACATTTACAGCATTAAATGGTCACCCAACTCATTCACATTCTTTAAATGGCAGAAGCGGAGATACCTCTGAAGGACCGGGCGGAAGTGGGGATAGCGGATGGGGCTATGATAATACCGTTGCCGCAGGAAGCCATACTCATTATTACAGCTGCGGCTCAAGCTCTACTAGTAGTGGTGTAGCACCCGCACACGGCACAGGGACAACTGGTAGTGCAAGCAACTACCCGGCTTATGTTGGCAAGTATATTATAGAAAATAAAAGTTCAGAAGCGGCACCAATTCCTCTCGGGGGAATAGTTATGGGATTTGGAACGCTATCTTTATCAGGATTTAGCTTGCAAACAGATTTAGATGAAAAGTATGTATACGGAAACTCTAATACAAGTGGCGGCTCTAATTCTCATTATCATAGTGGGAATACTTTACCTTCTGTTGCCGCGCACGGTCACGGAAGTGTTAAACTTTCTTGTGGAGCCGCCGGGGGTGGGACAGATACCGTTAGCGGGTCCAATTACGATAATGTTTATGTATCAGAGGCAGGACATAGTCACGGAGACGCAAGTGTTACTATACCGGGCGGCGGAGGGCATGGTCATACGGTACCAAATTCTGCATATTCGAGTATGCGACC